GTGGAGAGGGCGAACCGATGTGGTGCTTCTGCTCAAGCACCCCAGTCAGTCTCCACGAGGAACGCGTGCATTTTGGCAGCGAGTTTGATGTGCCTAATGAACGTTTCGGGAAACGTTCGGGGGGCCGCGAAGGAGAACAGTTGGTCTACGGGTATGATGTCCGAGACCATGCGATTTCCCTCGCTGCCCCAGATGTTTCGTTATATTTTAAGTTTCGCCGTGATTATGTTGCCCGTGTTCGTCCTGTTGGTGTGGTTTGGGGTAATCGACCGACTTTTGAGCCAAACCTTCCTTTGTTTTATTGGCCCGATTTGCATTCCTCGGCAAATCAATACTATTCTGTGTTACATCGTTTTGGGAGAGCTATGCCCGGATCACTTCCAATTCGAATTCGGCATTTTATTGATTATGCTAAGTGTGTTATTCGTGGTGAGTTTGAGGCGTTGGGTGATGGCGTGGACGCGAGTTTTGCGGAGTGGTCCACCCATCAAGGACGCGGTCGCGCTTATGCGAGAAGATTGGGAGAAGAGAGAAGGCACTTGTGCGCACTTGGTCCAGATGATCGGCGCAACAGTTCCTTTCTCAAGCATGAGTCTTACAACAAGCCCAAATATCCCCGTTCCATCAACAGTTACTCTGATGTTACCAAAGGTATATTTGGCCCAATTTTTCACGCTATTGACAAAGTTCTTTTTGAGCATCGTTGCTTTGTCAAGCGACTTTCTATGGACGAACGTATGGCAACGCTTGGACGTACCTTTGGTGTTAACCCCGTGGTTGTCACTGACTTCACTTCTTTTGAGTCACATCACCGAGGACAATACGCCGAGCTCTCTCTTTTCTGGGTTTCTTTTATTGTTGGTCGCTGTCCTTTCGCAACTCACCTTAGGACGCTTTTTTCTCAATATATGCTCGGCAGAAATGTTTGTCGCTTTGAGGCGTTCGATTGCCAACTCGATCAGACCCTTATGTCAGGAGCCGTCTGGACCTCAAGCGCAAATTCCATGCTCAATCTTTGTCTACTTTCGTATCTATTTCTTCAGAGCCGTTATAGCGCCATTTCTGCAGACGCATTGGCCTCACACTTTGGAGAATTTGATGGGTTTGTTGAAGGTGATGATGGAATATGTTCTCGTTTCACTCTTAACCGGAACGTCGTTGCCGAGTTGGGTATCAATTTGGATTTTCAACACCACGCAGACTTTGCTAGCTCAGGATTCTGTGGCACTTTTCGGCCCTCTGTCACTGCAGTCAGTTTATGCTGCGATCCTACAAAGGTCGTTTGTAATTTTTTCCTTATTGATCCTCACTACCGTCACCATCGGAGTACAGTCAAGGCAGGACTCATACGTGCAAAAGCACTATCCTATTATTATCAATATAGTGGGTGTCCTATTGTGGCTTATTTGGCCTACGCTGCTATAACCAAGACTCGTTCTCTGGAACCTATTATTGGAACACAAGATTCCTACAAGGTTGGTGAGTGGAATAGGATATTGCAAGAATCTAAGAAGACCAAATTCCATCGTGTACCTCCAAATGTTACCATGGAATCTCGTGTTTTTGTTGAAGAGAAATTTGGTTTCACTGTGTGTTGGCAGTTAGACTTTGAAGAAAATATTATGCTTTGGTCAGAGGATCGGGAGCATGTGATTCCTTTTCATCCAAATTTTGAGCAGTATTATGATAATTTTGTTTGTAGTTTGGTGCCGAGGGGCGAGAGCACGCATAGTGCGGCTCATTTGCCTTTTGGACAGATAGACCCGAGCTTAGACAAAAAGTGGTATCATCCGCACTCTGATACGACAGCAAGGTTTCGCAAAGAATCTGCCGCTATGCGGCAGTTTGTTCCCCTGCCTGATCCATTTGAGTGTCCTGATGTTCCCTTAACCCAAGTAGAATAGAAG